GTTTTTCTGTTTTGATATAATATTTTTGGCGTGATTCGTTGACGTGGGTTCATCTCCATTCACCTGAATTTCAGGAGAGAGCGAGGTGATGAAATGCTGGATTGTATAAGAATTATCTTGGATATCATAATAAAAATTTTCCAAATAATTGAACATATAAAAAGGCGCCCGCGTTATAAGCGTGGGCGTCGATATAAAAAATAAATTATCATGATGACCATGTTAAATGAGTCACGCTACCATTATATTTCTAAACAATAAAAAAATCAAGTAATTATCCACTTTTATTTATCCAATTGTTAGCTTCAAAGAATCCTAACAACTTGTTTTTTATTTTAAGAATAGGCACTTCAGTTAAGCCGTTTTTTAGCATTTCATCTTTATCTGTAATAGTTTTATAAGATATATTCTTAGCTTTTAATTTTTGCTCTAAGATTTTACATTTGGGGCACCCCATACTATATAAAATTATATCGTCAGCCATATATTAATTTATATTCCCATCCTTTCTCTACGCTTAGCCATATATTCTTTTTGATATTTTCTTATTTTATCTCTATTTTCAAGCTTATATTTTTTTTGATATTTTAAAATTTTAGGTTTGTTTTTTTCATAATACTTTTTTCGCTTTTTTAATATCTTTTCTCTATTATTAAAATAATATTCTCTATGGGAAGCTTTTAATTGGTCCCGGTGTTTAAAATAGTATTCTTTAAGATATTCTGATTTACTTTTAGACATAATAACCTCCTTAAGGTTGTCTTGGATTATTTGGAGTCCGTGACGGCTCCTTTGAAATAAAGCTGCATTTAAGGCCCGTTATTCTTCTTTGGTTGTTTGAGACATATTCTATTTTGTCTTCAACCTCAGCAATATATCCTTTAAATGTTCTTATACCTTTGTTTGTAGGTATGCTTATTATATGGAATTCTTTTGGTTCTGTTAATTTATCATAAAGATTATTATATTGTTCCATATCCCAAAATGGGCCAAATTCTATTTCGTAGTTATAATAAACACCTATGATTTCACGGTGTAAGTCACCATCAATTGTTCTTTTTGCGTACTTATCAAGTACATTAGCTTTCCTTGAAATATTAATGACACCGATACTATAATCAGTGCCATCTATTGTTATAATGCCCGAAAATATTGTTTCATTAAATTGATTACTCATAGTACACCACTCGGAACCATTATTTCTGTTCCAATTCTTCTGTTTTCATTTTTCAATCTAAAATTAAGTTCGCGAATTATACCGCCCAAATCGCCATTGGCTTCAATGACGATGTTTTGATTGCCATTATTTCCTGCTGCTTCCTTGAAAGCCTTAACTATAGTATCAAGTGGTGCTTCAACATTAGTTTGACCTCTCGGCTGGTCATTCACCCATGCTAAGAATGGGTCCCCACCTTTTAACACTGAGCCTTTAGCAAGCCTTGGTATTTTTACTTCTTGAATCTTGCTTATATTTATACCAAAATGGCCCCCTCCAGCCCAATCTGGTAAGTCAAAACCTATTTTATTAGCTTGTTCTATAAACCAATTTAGTCCACCTATAATTTTATTTAATAAAAATTCTGTTTTTTCTAATAGCCAATTTAAAGGTTGTTTAGCAGCGTTTTTCATAGCTTCCCACATTTTACCAGAAGCTTCTCCAATTTCTTGGAATTTTTTTTCTACCCATTTCTTTGCTTTGTCAAATTTGTCATAAATCCATTCTTTAATTTTATCCCATATTTCTTTTGCTTTGTCCCAAAAGTCTTCCATTGCTTTTTTTATTTTATCCCAATGTTTAATACACAATATAATAATTGCTATTAATGCCGCAATCGCTATAACAAGCCAAGTCGTTGGGTTTGCTAGCAATGAAGCTACCCAAGCCCAATTTGCAGCTACTAGTGCCCATATTTTAGATGTTAATTTTGCTATTGCATTTATTGTTAAAACAGAGCCTAATCCTATTAAAAAAGCTGATAGAAATTCTAATTCAAACTTATTATTTTTTATTTCATCGCCTAAATCTGATATAAGGTCTGATAATAATTCAAGAAAATCAGTTAAACCATCTGCTACAAATCCAACTATATGTTTCAAAAATTTATCCCACAAATCTGCCAATTGATTACCTACTTCTTTTGCTATCGGGTCTAAAGCATCAAGACAACTTGTAAGTACTTTTAAAAAGTCTGGTAATAAATCTTCAATTGTCCATTTTGCAAGTGGTACAAGTACATTATCATAAAACCATAGAAGCCCTTCGCCGATTGTACCACCGAATTTTGATATAGAATTCCATAAATTACCAAGTTCTCTATTTAGATTTTCAAAGCTTATATTTTTTAAAGGTTCTTTTAATCTTTCAAACCATTTTAATATATTATCGAAAAATGGCGATAATTGAATACTTTCTAAGTTTTGTTTAAATCCATCAAGTACAGGCATATTAGGTATAAAAGGAGTTACATCAGGTACTTCTGCTAGTTTAGGCTCTTTTGGCATAGAAACTTTAGGAGTTTTAGGTATTATTTCCTTAAGGCTTTTTTCTTTATCTTGTTTTAATATATCTATTTTATCAAACTTAGCAAGTTCTTTTCTACTTTTTGTTGCTGCTTTATCAAATTTAGCAAGTTTTTTAGCATTGTCTTCAGCGGATTTGCCTGCGCTATTGTAAGCTTGACTAACTGATTTACCTATATCGTCTTTTTGAGTTCCTGCTGTTTTTATAACACTTTTTGAAACTTTTGCAGCATTACTTGATTTAACTTTGTTTGCTCTAGCCTGCGATTTGGTATGGGCTTTATATGCTCTTGTATTTCCGCTATTAGACAATGCGCTTCGCATATACATTTGCTTTGCGCCTTGTTGATTTGCAGATACTGATGTGCCTGTAAGCATAGCTATAAATTGAGCAAGTTGTGCTGTTATCCATGAAAGCATTTGCCCTAATGCTCTTAAAGCAGGTAATGCGGCTTGATATATAGGATAAAATGCGGTCATAAGATTTGCTTTTACATTATTTAACCACATTACAAGTTCTGCATCTTGCGCTATTAAATTTCGAAGTTCTTTAGATAACGATCTGAATCCTGCACTTATAACATTAAATACAAATGCTGATGAAGCTAAATAAAATATTCTTGAAGTCAATCTTGATATCCAACCTAATGCTTGACTGCCAAAATTTGATAATGTAGAAAATACTCTTGATATTCCACCACCAAAATTCTGGAATGTTCTAGATACAGAATTAATTGAGTTCGAAGCATTAACAAAATGGCCTTTTATCCATGAAAATCCTTGCCCAAGGCTACTAAGCCTATCTTTTACCCATGAAAAACCTTTGCCAAGATTTTGCAAAGCTGGTAAACATCTTTGATATATAGGTTCGAACAATGGCGCAAATAGAGGGTCTGTAAATTCCCCGAATGTTCTTCCAAAAGTTTTTAATCCATTTAAAGCTGGTTTTAATATATTATTACCAACAAATTGTATAGGCGGTAAACTAATTATTTTACTTAGGCTTGTTCTAAGCATAGATTCAGCTTGAGCGTGTTTTCTTGCCGCTTGTTCTGCTCTTCTGTGAGATTCTTCTAAAGCATCAATTTTTTCTTTTCTTATATTTCCTATTTCTTTGTTTATTTCTTTAATCGCTTCTTTAATTTCAAGTTTTTTGGTTAAAAGTTTTGAATATTCATCTACTAGTGTTTCAAGATATTGCTCATTAACTTTGATTTCCTTATTTATTTTATCTATTACTGTACTATCGTTAGCATTTCTTAATGCATTTTTTAATCTTAAAATATGTTGTTCACATAGCTCTGTTTCTTTGGCTATTTCCCTCAATTTTGGTGAAATATTAGAATCTTCTATTTTTAATTTAGATAATGTTTTTATTAGCCTTTGTATTTTTTCTTCTGCTTGTCTAACATCAATATCAACGCCAAGTATTATCTCTCCGTCAGCCATTTAAAACCGCCATAATTAAATTTTTCTTAGATTACATATATTAACTGCTGCAGTTACAGTGCCTTTTATCCCAATTACAACTCTGTCGCCATTTATACTTATTACGTCATATTCATCAAACCATAATTTAAAAGTTTTATCTGAATTGTATTGAAGATTTTTTAATACTTTAACTTTATCTCCAACTTTTATTTCTTCTGTTTTATCTATAGGAGTTATCCCTAACGTCTTTAAAATTCCTTTACCATAAGCTTCTCCGAACTTTTTATATTCGTGCAGTTCATTGCATTTTTCAGCATCTTCTTTGTTATCAACGAAAAAGCCCTCGCATATTACTGCAGGGCATTTAGTTTCTCTTATGAACGCGTAATAGTCAGTGCCTCGAGAATTTTTCTTTATCTTTATTCCTCGACTTTTCTGACCTATATTTATAATTTCTTTTTCTATATTTTCAGCAAGCTGTTTGCCTGTTCCGCCTTTGTAATGGTAGTAGGCTTCGAAACCTATACCGCCACCTGCGTTGGCATGACAACTAATTGCTAAATCCGGGTTGAAATTATTGCATTCTCTTATTTCTTCAGTTACATCATCATCTTCATCTTTATATCTCGATAATAATGTTTTAACTCCATTTTTAACTAAATAATCATTACATGCCAATCCTACATATAAATTAACATCTTTTTCTACAACATATCCTACAGCGCCGGGGTTGTTACCGCCGTGGCCAATAGAAATAAATACTTTTTTCATGCGCCATACACCTCCCAGTGTGTTAAGTCGTATTCGTAATCATCATAAATATCTATCTTATACACTCTGTCCTTATAGTTTTTTAATTCTTCAAAACTTTTTATTTCTTTATTTTCTTCAACAATAAAAAAATCACAGTCCGTCTGGAATGTGAAATTATTACTTTTATCTTCTGTGTTATTCCATTCTTTTGGGTCTAAGAAAGTTTTAGGTACGCCATCAACTAATTTTATTCCGTCTATAAATTTATATTTTATTATCAATAACGCTCTGTCATACGCTCTTTCATAAATGTTATTATAATCTCCGTGATGAGTATCATCAGGTATACTTCTTTGTTGTTCTTGAACTTCAACATTTTTAAATACGGTGTAATAATAATCGTCTTTAAATTTATCGTAATTGTATAGAGTAACAGTGTTATTAAACATTATTTAATACCTGTTGTATTTCTTACAGCTTCCCAAATACCAGTTGAAGCTAATCCACTTACCAGTCCGCCTAATAGTATTTCAGGCGTTAAAACCCAATTATTTTGCCAAACATTTATTATTACGCCAAATACGCCTACAATCAATGGAATATATTTGTTATCAACATTATTTTTTCTAGTGTGTTTTAAAATGTATCCAACACAAAAACATATAGCTACTATTATTGGCTGAATACTATCTTGAATTACAGGTTGAATATCCATTATCTTTGCCTCCTTAGATATTTGTTATTATTAATTTTTTTAGAAATATTTATCATTTTTTCTATATTTTCAGTTTTATTCTTAATTAACTTAGGAAATAAGTTGTTTAGTTTGTAACAAAACTCGAATATTAAATCTATTGTTGGAGTTAAATTACCAAACAGTTTCATCGAAGAATTTTCGCCAAATATATCATCTATAGCTATTACAGCTTCTTTGCTCATCTCCAATGAATATTTATATTTTTCATCGTCGTTTTTAGAATCTCGTATTTGTACTACAAATTTATCCATAGTTTCGCGAAATTTTTGTATCTTTTCTTGCATGGACATATCGTCTAAGTCAAGTACTATTTCATCGCCTTTATTATTAACTTTAATAGTTTTCTTATTACTTGTAAGAATTAATGTTTCAGAATTACTCATAAAATCCTCC